GATTTGCTTACGCGCGATCCTTGAGCGATCCGGGATGCAGCTTGATTCGGCCGACCACTTGCAGCTGAAATGATTTTGGATTGAACATAAGTGGCAAGGCCATTTGAAACATCTTTTGCTTGTCCGATAGCTGCATCGTCCATTGCTTTGAAAGCCTTGAGGATTCCGCGCAAATCACTTTTGTCATAGGTGATTGGCTCAGTTTCCATTTTGCTTCTCCAAAATCTCGATCGCAGTTGTTATGTCATCAAATGTTTCAAATTCTGATCGAGGCAATCCAGTTGCTATTGCTAACTCCCAAACGACTCGATTCAGACTTCCGTGCTTATAGCTTTTGGGGTATCAGTCTCCCCGACATGGATGTCCGTGACTGTTTCGCACCACACTTCAAAAACCTTGACAGGCTTGCCGCCTGCCTCGCGCTTCATCGCGTGATACGCCAAAAACATCAAATCAGCAATTCCAAGTTTTTCTTGAACCTGTTGAATTGTGTTTCCAGTTTTCTGTTCCCATTTCATCCACTCAGGCGGCAATGCAACATGCGTTGCACTGTCACCCGATGTGTATTCAATTGTTATTGCTAGTTTCATTTATTTGCTCCCGATTCGTTTTCTAGCTGAATGATTCTGTTGGTTGTCCAACGACTGTCAATGCCCATGTGTCAGTCAATGCGCCTGGAGCTGCACCGCCGGCTGTTGGAAAAATTGGCAAAACATTGAATGTAAAAACCGCACCTGTAACAGCTGTAAATGAAACAGCGACAGTTGTATTTGGATTGTTTTCAGCATTTGTCCACATGTTTTCAAATAATGAACCTTGTGCAGCTGATGAACCCCAGTCTTGCAAAAGTTCGATTGTGAATGTCCATTGCTTATCTACAGATTTGTAAGCGCGGCCATCGAGTGTCTGATAAGTTTCAATGATTGTTTCCGCTGAAAGTGTGGCCGATGTTGTCTGTGCATCGTATGCCTTTGTATCCAAAGTGAACGACACATCGCGGCCGGTAATGATTGTTGTTGCCATTTTTTTTCTCCTTAGTTGGTGTAGTAGGTGCTTATTTGTAAATCGGCCGTAAGGTATTTACCGGCACCGACTTCCAATGGTTGTGGTTGATTCACATTGCCGACCTCATAACCATCGGGCATTGTGCTTATGATGCTGATCATCAATTGTTCAAGATTGTCTAAAGCGGCGGCATTGCTTGAATAGCCAACAACGCCTGTCACAGTTAAATTGATTTTGACTTTTGTAGTGTTTCCATTGATCAAAACGCTTTCAAGATACGGCGCATCCGGGATCAAACAGATCGATGGGCTAGTCATCGTTTCCGGGATGCCGTTATAAACATTGGCAGCAATTGTTGAAAGTGCTGTTTTCAATGGCGTGCGGATTTGTGATTCGATTGTCATTGCGCCATCGTTTCAACATCCAAAAATGGCCCCAGTAGGCCGATCACTCGATTGGTCAAGCTACGGCCAAGAATGAATGGTGCTGGCTGGAAATTGTCTGACATGATTTGATTGCCGGGAGCTGTAATGCTCTGAAAAATCTCAACCGATACAACCAAAATTGCGTTTTCAATTGGTGGGGTATTTGCGTACAGCTGCGCGGCTGACCCACCGGATAAGGTAGCCAATGCGTTAGGAATAAACGGCAATGGGTATGTTCGATCAGCCGCCGCTGTTGCAGCCGTAAAAAGGTAAGGCTCAATACGATCATCGGTGACTGTATAAGTCGCGCTGTAAGCTCCGGCCCCGGTAACAACAACAGATTGACCCGGCACAAAATAGTTTGGCCGCATTGTGGTGAAATAAATGACGGAATCACTCACATTGGCAAAAGTCACCGATGATTGGTATTGCGTAAGTAAAGGCAAAATAGTCTGCTCAGCGGAATCTATAAAAGAATCAAGCTGTGCATCCGAATACAAGGAAACCGAGACACCAAGAATTTGCCTAAGCTGTGAAGCTGTGACTATTGCTGGCATCTCGGTTCCTTTCGTATCAGCGATGTTCGGGAGCGACCATCACCGATGATTGATTGTTAGTTTTGGTTCCAGCATGCGCCAAATGGAATCTTTGGAGCAATTGCGCCGTAACCATAGTAAAGAATGTCAATCGTTCCATCGCTGTTGATGTTTGTGCGTAGGTTGAAACGGGGGCTTTCATACCATGTCCATGCATCCGGATTGACAACAACCATTGAGAAATCTCCGGTTGATGTTGTTGGGCCAGCGTTACCAATTGAGCGTGAAACATAAAGATTAAGGCCCGGTGAAACTACACCGCGCAATGAATCTCCGCGTACATTTCCAGCTGCATTTGATGGCTGAGCTGCATTGTAAAGTGGTGCGCCATTGTCGTTGTAGCCCATGATGTTTGTCCATTGTCCGGGTGACACAACTATGTTGCGAGCAAATCCAAGTGATGATCCATAAACAGCACCGGCAGCCTGAGATGTGTATCCCAAAAATCCTGTTGCTGTATTTGCATTGACACCGGTTTGTTGTCCAGCTGCCGCGATTGTGCCAACAGCAAATTCGTCAGTTACTTTTGCATAAGCAAACTCAAGATTTTGCAAAAGTGCTGTCAAATACTCTGGACGGCTTCGGTCGATTAATTCGACTGTTGAAATTGCGCGACCTTTGAACGATTGAACAGGTACGCTCAAAAATGTAGCTGTGAGGTTTGATTCTGTAACAGCTGCATTTTCTGCAACATTTGCGACTGTTGGAACGCCTGTAACACGAGGAATTTCAAATGTCATGCCTTCGCCCACAAGTGCCTCACGACTTAGCGCATCAATCATGCCACGATCAGCATTTGCCAATGCATTGACAATCTGTGTGCTTTGTGGTGTTGGGATCATGCCCGGTGCTGTTGATGTTGTGTTATCGGCAGCCTTTACATACTGACGAGAATCCTCATCATGCAAAATTGTTGCCTTCAAATAATGCTCAAGGTATGAAACCTTATTGACGATTGGTGATCGTGGTGAGGTGTAGTAGGCAGGTCGTGATGATGCCTGTACAGGTTCGACTTCTGGAGCTGCTACCGGTTCAACGGCAGGAGCGACTGGTTCGGTAGTGTTGTCCACTTTGTCTCCTTCATTTTGGTTTGTTGTTTCTGTAACTTCGTGAGTTTCAGAATCCTCGGATGCGGCTACTTCGGAAACGCGAGCTGATCGCACAGCCGGTTCAGTAACCAATGCAACGGCTTTAAGCTGGCCATTGATGACCTTCATTGTGCCGTCCTTTTGCATTTCGTAATTGTCCACAGCTAGTTCAATTGAAAATCCATCGCGTAAGCCTTCCATTGCCTCTGTTAGCGCATCGGTGCCAGCTGTTGTGTTAGCAATTTTGAATGTTGCTGTCATTTCTTTGTCATTCACACTCATGGCAATGCTCTTACCAATTCTGCGTGTGTTGTCGTGTTCAAGGTTCAAAAAAACATCTTGTGGTTGAATTGATCCGCGCGCAAAAACGACCTTGCCTGTTGATGCATTTGCATTTTCGTTAAATGCAACAATGCGGCCGGTGATTGTGCGTGAATCCGAATCTGCCGCCGTGATTTGCATTGGTGTAGTTAGCTTCATGAGATCATGTCCTCCATTTGTCTAATTTCATCGGTGGTAATTGCACCGATTTCAAATAAAATCTTGTAAATTTCTGCACGCTCTTTCTCTGATCCGCGCAAGTACGCCTTCAAATCAAATTCGACTCGCTGTGTTGATGGAGTGAAATCGGGCATTGAAAGTCTGCTAGTAATGCTGTTCATAAGCGGCAAAAGCGAAAAGTCCAACAAAGTTTGACGCGCCGTGCTGGCATTTGCGTATGTCATGGATGATCCAGTCGGCGCATCAATAAAGTAAGCCGGAATTCCCACGGCGCGAGCTAATTCGGTTGCAATGATTTCGCGTGCTGAATTCAGGCCAATTTGCTCCGGCGTAAAGCCAACTGTTTCCATTGAAATGTCTGCATTGAGAAAAGCCGTGCCTCTGTTTCGTCTAGCTGCTCCCCACGCATCCAAAAGTTTTGTTATGCGATCAGCTGGCAATGCTGTGCCATTTGATTTCAAAACCATTGATGGCACCGGTTCGCGTGCGTACATTGCGGCAGCTCTTTCAAGCTCTGCACCTGTGCGAATTGTTTTGCCAGCTCTATTCAATAAACCTTCATCATTGCCATAAAACACGACAAGCGATCCAACACCTATCATTGGCACACGCGATCCATCTACCGTGTAGTACTCGATTTGCGTGCCGATTGAATTTAAGAAAACGCCCACACGATTAGGAGCAACGCGCCACATTTGTCTCACGCGACCTGTGTCAGCAAATAAATCCATAATTTGAAAATAACTAAAACCTGTGAATAACAAATCCTCGGCAGCCCAACACCATGATGCTGCACCCGGCACGCGCTTATCGGGATCGTTAATGACAACAGGTTGATCAATTGTTTGACC